TTCCGAAGCCCATCCGCGGAACAACCCCGAAAATCAAGCACACATCGCTTATCGAGGCGAGCATATCCCAGGCCACGATGCTTATGTGGCGGTATTTACCGTGCCCCCATTGCGATGGAATGCAGCGGCTTGAGTGGAAAAATTTCAAATGGGAAAATGACGATCCGACTACGGTAAAATATCATTGCAAGCATTGCGGCGCCGGGATAACCTACGACCAATATCCAGATATGGACGCGGCCGGCCGATGGCAGACTGACGATGGGTACTGGTACGATGAGGAAACGGACTGTTTTTTCGATCCGGATAATCAGCTTGTTGATGATCCGTATCATCTCGGGGTGAGGATTTGGGCGGCGTATTCCTATTTTCTCACATGGCCGCGGCTGGTAAACGAGTTCATCATTGCCAACCGGGATGCGAAAATAGGCAAGCTCACCAAGCTGAAAACCTTTGTCAACACCTACCTTGGCGAGACGTGGGAGGAGATCGGGGAGCGGGTGGTGCAGAAGTGGGCTGACCGGGTGGAGGAGTATGAACCGGATGCGCTACCTGCCGGCGTCCTCTATATCACCGCCGGGTGTGATGTCCAGGGCGGCAAGGACGCCAGGATTGAGGTCGAACTTGTTGGGTGGGGGATTGAGGAGGAGTCGTGGAGTATTGACTATCTAAGCATCCCCGGGGATCCGGAGCAACAAGAGGTGTGGGATCATCTCGATGAGGAGCTGATGGCGCGCTTTACTCGTGAGGATGGTGTGGGGCTGTATGTTTCCGCGGCGTGTGTTGATGCCGGATATCTGCCGTCCAGGGTCCACCGGTTCACCCGGCCCCGCAAACGCCGGCGGATATTCGCCACAAAGGGTAAATCTCAACACACCGGCCCGCTTTCCGGGAAACCATCATGGCAAGGCGAGAAAGGGCTTAAGGCACTGCAGTACCCGGTGAATACCGATGAAGCCAAAACCATCCTTTTCACCAGGATCGAGCGGGTGAAGGAAAAGGGGCCGGGGTATTGCCATTTCCCATCCAGGTACGTGAATGATTATTTCGACATGCTCACCGCGGAAGAGAAAGTTCTCAAGAAAATAAACGGCTCGAAACGGTATGTTTGGGAAAAAAAGACGGAGCACACACCGAACGAGGCGATTGACTGCCGTGTGAATGCCATGGTTGCCCTGCAGATCGGTAACCCGAACCTCCCCAAGCTTAAATTGCGGCTGGAGCAAGAGGCGGACGCGCTCAAGAATAAAGTTGCCCCGGCGAGGTCCGGCGGGCGGGCGGTGAGGAGTAAAGGGCTTGAATGATGATCTGCAGCGCTTATTCGACAACCTTGATCCGGACGCCGCGGAGTGTGTGGAAGCGGTTATTTTACGTCTTGCTAGCCATAAACTGGCCAAGTATACCGGCCGCGTCGTGTTGACCGTGGATTTTGGTCAAGGGTCGCTTTTTGATGCGTCATGGTCCGATCAGCTGGCCGGGAAAAGAAAAAGACAAGTGAGGAGTGGTGGGATATGAGGGGTACATTGCACCCATAAACGGAAGATAAAATTATTCGTTCCTGATGAGGTAAGAAAAATACGATCTTATTTCCACAAGACCCGTGACGAATTTGCCGACCTTTTTTATCTGACTTCGGAAACGGTAAAAGGGTGGGAACTTGGTCGTAGAAACATAAGTGGTCCGGCCATCCGTGTTTTACAGGATTTGGAAGACGAAATGATCATGCAAATTGAAGCTGATGAGAAAAACCATAAGATCGGCCGGGCAAAAATAAATTTGACAAAATAGTTTTTTTCTCATATAGGTAATTTTAATCGGGTTCCTTGCGCCTCTCTTCGCTCGCCCCGCAACTCTACTATGCCAGAGTTGCGGGGTTTTTTATTTGGTGGACTATGATAGATGAAGAATATCTAGCAGAATTGATTGTCGCTCGCAGCAAGGCTTTGCAGGCGCAATCATACTCCATCAAGGACCGGGCGGCGACACGGGCGAACCTGACAGAGATAAATAACGAAATCAGGCGCATTGAGCGAAAAATTGCCCGCACGACGAATGGTGGTATCCGGGTGCGCGGCGTGACTCCGGTGGGTTGATGCGAGAAGTACCAGAGAAAAAACCATTCATCGAACTGACCGACGACGACAAGGCTCTTCTTGAGAGCGATCCGGTAGCGGTCCTTGAGCGGGTGAAGGCGAGGGCGCAGATTGCCGTGCTGACCGCGTATGACGGGGCCAGCAGGTCGCGCCGGGCCTTGTCCGCATGGTCCACTACCAGCGGCGACGCTGATACGGATATTCTGCCCGATCTTCCCTATCTCCGGCAGAGATCTCGCGACTTATGCCGGAATAACCCTCTTGCCACCGGTGCGATAAATACCAAAGTTACTTCAATCGTCGGGACGGGCCTGCAGCTTCAGTGCCGCATTGACCGTAATATTCTCAAAATGACTGAGGAAGCGGCCACGGCCTGGGAAACCAGAACCGAGGCAGAGTGGGAACTTTTTTGCAAATACTGCGATACCGAACGAACTTTGCAATTTTCCGATCTGCAGGAGCTGGCCTTGCGGTCCGCTTTTGAGAATGGCGACGTGTTTGTGACCACACCGAGGCAAAAGCGGCCGAATACTCCTTACGGCCTCACCCTCCAGCTTATCGAGGCGGACCGGGTGTGCAACGCCGATAGTGCTTCCGATACCGAGTTGCTTTCCGGCGGCATTGAGAAAGACGAATCTGGCGCGCCGGTGCGATGTCACATTATGAAGGGGCACCCTGGAAATCTGTACTCGGTCAAAAAAAACGAATGGCAAAAGGTTGATTTTTTTGGGGAAAAAACCGGGAGGCGCAATGTTTTACATTTGCTTGCAAAAAAGAGAATAGGCCAAGCCCGCGGGGGTCCAGATCTCGCTCCGGTTATCGAAGTTTTGAAGCAGCTCGGGCGATACACAGAAGCGGAAGTTACCGCGGCGGTCATCTCTTCCTTTTTCACTGTATTCATCAAAAGCGAATACGGTGCGGGCCTCGATATTATGGAGCCGCAGACGGAAGTGGGCGGCCGGGCCGGTGACAAGGATTATAAATTGGCGTCCGGCGCGATCCTGGACCTGGCGCCAGACGAGTCTATCGAAACCGCCAACCCGAGCCGACCGAATCCGTCTTTCGACCCCTTTGTGCAGGCACTGCTGCGGCAAGTTGGTGTAGCTCTTGAGTTACCTTTTGAAATATTGATTAAGCATTTTACCGCCTCCTACAGTGCGGCCCGTGCGGCCATTCTTGAGGCGTGGCGGTATTTTATGCGCCGTCGTAAGTGGCTGGCCGATGGCCTGTGCCGCCCGGTTTATGAACTTTTCATGGATGAGGCCGTTGCCCTGGGTAGAATATACGCACCGGGTTTTATCAACGGTGATCCGCTCATTCGTGAGGCGTATCTTGGATCAAAATGGAACGGGCCGGGCCGGGGGCAGATCAATGAACTGGATGAGACAAAGGCCGCCGATGCTCGGGTGAAAGGTGGATTTTCCACCATTGCCGATGAGACTGCTGCCATGAACGGCGGCGACTGGGAAGAGAATCACGTACAGCGGGCGAAAGAGAAAAAACGCAGGGTTGACGATAGCCTTGAGCCTACTTTGGAGATGGAATATGGAAAAGCACCCGTGGTATAAAATTACACCGAAACTTAAAGGTAACCCGAAGTACGCGGAGCTGCTGATATATAAAGACGTTGGTGGCGGATTTTGGAGAGATGGGATAAAATCGGAGGACGTTGTTAATCAGCTCGCACAGCTGGATGTGGACGATATCGATCTCCGGATCAACTCCCGCGGTGGGGAGGTGTTTGAAGGGTTTGCCATCTATAATGCGTTAAAACGGCACCCCGCGAAGATACACGGGAAAGTAGATGGTCTTGCAGCTAGTGTTGCTTCTGTTATTTTGATGGCGTCTGACGATATTGAAATGCCGGGTAACGCCATGATTATGATCCATGATCCTGCTGGGGGCGTTTTTGGAAAATCTACTGACATGCGTAAGTATGCGGATATGCTCGATGATTTAAAATTGTCCGCAGTTGATATATATCATGAAAAAACCAAGTTGCCCAAAGAGGAATTGGAATCTTTGATGGCAGATGAAACTTGGTTAACCGCCAAAAAGGCAATTGAGAAGGGTTTTACAAATTCTGTTACTGAAAGTGCTACGATGTCCGCGGACTATGGAGATCTTTCAGTTTTTAAGAATGCCCCCGCGTGTTTATTGGGGAAAAAAGAAGTTGCCCAAGAGGCAAATCAAAATCCACAGGAAGGAGAAAAACCTATGGAAATTACACTGGAGATGTTGAAGGAAAAAGCTCCGGAGCTTCTTGAGCAAATCAAGAAAACCGGAGCGGATGCGGAGAGATCCCGCATTCAGGAAGTCCTGGAAATGGCCATTCCCGGCCATGAGAAAGTGATTGAAAAACTCGCTTTTGATGGCGTGACCACCGGGCCGCAGGCTGCGATGGTTATCCTCAAAGCCGAGAAGCTGACCAGGGAAACTCTGCTCAAAAATCATGACGCTGACGCCCCGCCCGCCCTCAAACAGCCGACCCCGGCCGATGATGGCAAAATCCCCGAAAACCTCAAGGGTGAGGATCGGTGGAAAGCGGAGTTTGACAAATCGGCCAAGCTGCAGGAAGAGTTTGGTACCGCTGACATTTACATCGGCGCAATGAAGGCCGATCTTGCAAGGGGGAATAGATAATGACCACTTTAGCTACCAATACACCCCGTGATTATGAGATCGGTGAGCGCGGTTCGCTGCCGGTAATCGCCGCTGATATCATCTACGAGGGTGCGGCCGTCGGCCGTGTTGTCGGCACCGGGCATGCCCGCCCACTGACTGCTGTTGATGTCTTCGCCGGTTTTGCCGAGGACAAAGCGGATAACTCCCTGGGAGCCGCCGCCGCAATTAATGTCGATCTGATCAAGAAAGGTGCTGTCAAGCTGGCAGTCACCGGCGCAGTGATCACCGACATCGGCCAGCCGGTCTACGCCACCGATGACAACGCTTTTACATTCACCCCAACCTCCGGAGTGTTTGTCGGGTTTTTCTCACGTTTTACCGCCGCCGGTTACGGTATCGTGGCTTTCGATGTGGAAGCCTACCGCGATCCCTACGGTGATAAGGTACGTGAGACACTGGCCGCCGCAACCCTTACCCTGGATGCGCAGGACACC